TCTTTAGTCATGATGTAGTCTCTGAGAAAATCAGATCTTACTATATCGTCCCAACCGAATGTTATAACACTGAAGTTCTTTAGCCGTTCGACTATTCTTAGGAACCTTTGAATACCATCTCTCTCATAACCTTCACGGAAATCAGATTGATAGTAATCACCTGAAAAAATGACTCTGCAATTCTGGCCGATACGTGTGATTACCGAGTCAAGTTCATGGAAATTGAGATTTTGCATCTCATCTACAATAACAATAGAATTATTGATTTGTGTACCACGAATAAATGAAGTTGTTAAAAACTCCACCTGATGGTTATTTATAAGTTTATTATAAATTGAAGGTTCATAATCGAATAATTCTAAACAAATATTTTTATATGGAGATTCATAAGGTTCTAGTTTTTCTTCTTTTGTACCGGGTAAGTAACCAATGTCACGTGTAGGTACAACTGATCTAACAATAATAACTTTATGATAAGGTGTTGCTGGTTCTAGTGCTGTTTCAAGTGCAAGGTACATTGCTGCAAATGTTTTACCTGTACCAGCAGAACCTGCTAAAACAAGGTTGTCACCTTCAGACCACGCATCAAATGCCTTTACTTGATTTTTTGTGATAGCTTCAATTTCAATCAAATCTTCATACTTAACTATGCTTTTACTCATATTTTAATAGTATTACCTTTACCAGATTTATCTTTAATTCTTTTTAAATTATCTTTCCAACCATCGTCAGTTTTTGAAAGTAGGCTACCTTGTTGTGAAACAATCCCTGGAAATTTTAAAACTCTTTCAGCATTATACTCATCACATATTGCTTGAATTTCATCAGATCTACAATCCACATCCCATTCAACATATCTACTTTTTGCATCAACCCATTTCTTTAATGTGTACTTAGGCACCTTGATATCCTTTCCACCATTCTGGTGCAGGCCTACGCCATTCCCATTTGGCAAAGTCTTTTGCTCTATGATAATAATTACGATAAGCTTGTACCGCATCACCAGGAACTATGCAATCAGGATAATGTGACATAGCTTGAGCAAATTCTGTTAATCCATTATTAGAGATATTTATCGGTGTTTTTTTAAGTAGTTTTCCGAGAAGATTATATGTAGAGTGTTTTTTGCCACGACGGTATTCAAACTCTTCACACATTGCAATGAAGTGTTCGTAATGCCATTCATAGTTTTGTTTGGATTCTTTAGTCCATGTAGTACATGGATGATATTTATGAACCGCTAAATAATATAGATTATCACGATCATCGCCGAAAGAATAATATGTTTGAATTGTTTTACCTGATTTAGATCTACGCTTTTCAGGTATGCCGTCAAGTAGCCGATGCACAGTGCTTAGCATTTGTGCAGATTCGACTATCATTTTTGGAACATGCCTATCGCACAGCATTTCCGCAGCTTTGGTTGGGTTTTTGTCAAGTATAAAAATGTTCATATGTTCACCTTAAATAATAATATAGTATCATAAAACTCAGTAAATGTAAAGGAAAAAACTTTTGTTTAAGAGCTAAATCTAACCTCCGTGTTAATCAACTTGATCTTGTCTTGTATAAAATCTTTCTTTTTTAGTATCTTATTCATTTTATCTAATCTACCTCTCTTCTTCAGTTTTAATGCATAAATTTCTAAATCGCTGGAATCTTTTTGTAAACGCTCAAGCTGTTGTAACATTTGTAGCCTTTCTAATCCTGTAGCAAGTTAGGAAATGCCTCCTCTACTACCGGTCTTGTTATACCTTTAATATTTTCTTTATTAATCATAGATAAAACAACTTTAGCATCTTCAGGATGTACTCCTTCTAATACACCTATAAAGATACTTTCTCTTTTTACTTTTGACATTTGATCACCTTGTCCGCCTTTTACAAAATATTTAAATTTTGTATTTTCTCTCAACAAATTTGCTGGATGATGATGTGCCGGCGATGGTGTGTATGGTGGTTGTCCTGTCGGTAAGTTCCACATGACAGTTGAATCGATAGAACCTCTAATAACATCCTTTAAAGCCCATGATTCATTATCTTTTAAGATCTTAACTTTATCATTACGATTTCGTTGTTTACCTACTTCTTCTAGTATTTCAAAAACATATTTAACCATTAAATAAACTCCTGTACGCTTTCAATCAATTGGTTACACCTCTTAGCAACAAGATAAGGATAGACCTTATTCTTCTTTGCATATAGTGTTGATGGATCTTGATCCATAAAGTTATTTATAATTTGCTTTCTGAGCTCGGGTGGTGTTTCACTAAGATCAATTAATTTTTTATTTCTGCAATAGTTACGATACCAAGATGCAGCATATAATAATTCACCTTCTTCAAGATCTTGTATTATATCATCTACTTTCTTTTTAGTCATAGGTGTTTGCCTAAAGCCTTCAACAAATACATCATCGTTAGATAGTATATTAGGTACACCATCACCTTTGTCACCGCGTATGATGTGTGTTTGTAGATAGTATCTTGGATTTTCTTCTACTATTTCTTTTTTAAGTATAGGTGAAAACTGTCTGACATACTTGTACTTTTGTAGTTGTACAAAATCTCTATCAGAAGATACAATCATAATTTTTTCTGGATTTCGAGTAACTAATGTACCTATAACATCATCGGCTTCACAACCATCAATACGAACTACTCTATATGGAAAGTTTTCAGCAATTTCTTCACGTATTTGATTAAGTAAACGAAAAGCTTCATTCCAATCAAAAGTAGATTTACCTCTATCTTTTTTACGATTAGCTTTATATTGTGGAAAAGCTTTTCTGCGCCAGTTGTTTGATGCATCAACAGCAAGTACCATTTCACCGAATTCTTCTTTGTATCTTTTATTATACATTCTTAGAGAATTCAGTATCATATGACGAATCATTTGTTCATCAAATGTTTTATTAATTATGATACTCGCTAAAGCAATACCACTGTAATCAACAATAATCATTAACCAATCCTTTTGTTATTATAATAATCATAGGTTCTTCTATAAACATAGACATCCCACAATGTAGCATTTTTAATGCCACCTTTACAGTCACCGAAGTAAGTGAAACCATTAGTTGGTTTTCTACCTTTTTTCTCTACTCTAAATTTGGTTTTGCCTGAATTACATGCTCTTACAATAGATTTAACCATTTCAAATTCTAACATGTCATCAGGATCTTTTGGATCAAATCTTCCTATCCATGATGTTGATCTTTTGTGTTTACCGATATGTATACCCATAATATAATCTCCGCTTTTGTTTATTTTATAGATCTATTATACACTAGTTTTCTCTAAATGTAAAGGAAAAAATGCATTTAATTTAATTTTTTTTCTTGCCATATTTTTTCAAATGGTTCATCTGTATATTCAAGTCTTTCGTTATTACCCCATAACCTTTTGGTATACTTACGTACCATAGCGTCTATATCTTTTTGACTCCAACTATCAGGTATTAGTTGACCTTTTACTGCATAGTACAACCTATTATTTTCTTTTTTAGTAGTTCTTTCTTTTCTCAACTTCCACAACATCCAATCATAATATCTTTCTGGTTCATCATCCATTTCAATATGATCACCAGTTCCAGTCATATCTTGTGTGTATCTATTCATTTGTAACCTCCTGGCGTTTTATGTCTATATGTGCCATCTCTATTTAAATGTAATGCATTAAATCTTGCATATTCAATACTCCATAACCAACCGTATTTAGGTTTACAGATTTTGTAATAATACAAATACTCTTTAATAAAATTTTTTAATGTCATCATCTACTTTTTGACTTTTTAGTTTTGTAATTAATTCTTTGTATTCTCTTAGTATTCCAACTGCAACAGCCATATCTGTTCTGTAGTTAATCCATACTTTTCTTAAAGCTTTTACATCACTAGAATCGTTAAGACAATCTGCACTACTTAAGTTATCACACATCTTCTTTTCAAAAACTTCAAGTCTTTCTACGTTATCATAAAACATTAAGATACATTGTATTGTTGTTTAACAACTAATACATTCCAATCTGGATTTTCTTTCATCATAACTGCTGCTTTTGCTTGCAGTTCTTCTTTGTTTGTACTGTATTCAGCTATCCATGTCTTTTGGTTAGGAGCTTTTACAACTATTTTAAATTCATTTTTCATTTGATGCTCCCAATCATGGCTAATATACAAATATAGAAAAATGCAAAGATAAAGACAGGTGTTGCATTAGATATCTTTTTTTTACTTTTTGGTTCTTCTTTTAAGTAATAAAACCCCATATAGTCTCTATCCCAAGCATCTCTTCTCGTATCTTGTTTGGTTTGATCCACCTTAATAGATAGAGGGTCTACTTTATAATC